TCTGGTAAATTAGGTGCTGGTGATTTCGAAAGAGGAGACCCCGATGATTCTTGGGATGATGAAGAAGGAAGAGCAAAACCAACGGGTAAAACTGATGCAGATGCTTGGGAAGATGATGAAGAAGCTAAAGCTCAAGCGATGAAAGATATGGAAGATGAATTTGAAGATGATGATATGGATGAAGGGCATGGAAAAGTAATTACAATTAATGGTAAAAAATATAAAGCAATAAAATGAAACTTTCTGAATTACTTATATTAGCAGAATTCGCAGATAAGCGAGGACTTTTCGACTTAGTTGAAGATAAAATATGGGAAGATAAAAAAGAAGTTTCTCATATTTTATTAGCATTTTTAAAAGAAGTAAGACGAAAAAGAGTTGTTCGTAATAAAAAGATGAAATTTAAAGCATTTTGTCCGAAACGGATGAAGTACAATGCATCGAAAAAGGCTTGTGTACGCGTCGGTAGTGGAGAAATGGTAAGAAGAAAGAGAGCACAAAAGAAGGGTGCGTTGAAAAGAAAAGCTAAAGGTAAAAGAATTCTTAGAAAGAGATTGAAATCTTTGAGAGTACGAAGAAATTTGAGAATGTAAATGAAAGATACTATTTATAAAAGAGTAATGGTTGAATTTGCTAATTTGAATGAAGATCCACCTAAAGCACTTAATGCATTTTCAAATAAGGAAGCACAAAGATTTGCCGAAAAAGATCTTCAGCAAATGGCTAAAATTTTAGGAAAAGCTTCTTATCAATCTATAAAGACAATGATTGATGGAGTAAAAACTGGTAAGTATACTTCAATGGATATGATACGAGCTATTAAAATTGGTAATATTAGATATACTCATGAAGGGGAAAGAGATTTTCTTAGAGTATTATGGCATAAATTAAAGAAAATAGGAAGATTTAAACAATATGAGGGAGCCGAAAATGGTTAAGTTAAAAGAATTAATAAAAGAATTTGCATCAATTGGTGGTGTGGTAACACAAAGACCAGTTGGTAATGGAATTTCACTTTCTAAAATGATAAGAAAAGAATATGTAGAAGAGGAAACTCCAAAAGTATCAGCTAAAGAATTAAGTGAAAGATTAGGTACTTTTGCACGATATCGTTCTGCTATTTTTTCTGAAAATAATATGAGACAAGTAGCAAAAAGTCTTTCTGAATTAGCAACATATGCAAGAGAATATGCGTTGAATGAAACAGAAGAATCGTTTGACAAAGTTACTATCAGTAGAAATATGAAAGAACTTGCTGGGTTTTCAAAACAGTTTAGTAAGATTGCTCATGAAGCACAAGGACTTAATGAAAGAATGGGAGTTCTCTATGAAGATATGGGTAATATTTTAAATAGATATTATGATTTAGGTGAAGGTATGGACTCTGTTGGTGATGAAGATGATGATATTGATAATGATGGTGATACTGATGATAGTGATACTTATTTGAAAAATCGTAGAAAAGCAATTTCTAAAGCAATGGGCGAAACTTATCAGGCTAAAAAGAACAAACCTGTTAAAAGATTAAAAGATATTGGTAATTAAATGCTTAATTTAAAAGAGGTAATTAAATGATTAATTTAAAAGAGAATTATGAGAAATTTTTTGGTAAAAATTCCTTAAATGAAGCTGTTAAAGGATTAGCGGGATTTAAAAAGTATTTAGACAGAACCAAAGGTAAACTTTTATTTTATGCAGAAAGTCCTGATGGTGAAGTTTTTATGGGAGTGGCACAAACGAAAAACAAAAAATTTGCTTTGGGAGTAGGAACACCATTTCCATCATCAGGTGCATCAATATCTGCTACAGAGATAGGTGATGAATATTCTTCTTTATCACAAGCAAAAAGTGGTGTTAAACATCAAATGGCACTTGCTAAAAAAGGATATTCACATCCTGACGAAAAGAAGTTTAGTTGGAAAGTTGTTGTAGATAAATTAAATTAATCAATAAAGTAGAGGTTATACTTGATAGAAGTAAGAGTAAGACATAATAATATAGAAAAAGCTTTAAGCATTTTTAAAAGAAAAATTAAAGATTCAAAAATGCTTTTAGAGTTACAACAAAGACAATTTTACGAAAAACCTTCTGCAAAACGCAGAAAAGCACGATTAAAAGCAAAATTAAGACAAAAAATAGCTACAAAAGAGTAGTTTTTTCTATTTTTTATATATTTATATAAAAGAAAATACACTATTGAACTTTCGTTCATCATATAGTGTACCAAAGTAACTTAATTATATTGTAGTTCCCAATAACTATATTGAATCCGTAACAATGGAGAAACAGTAATGGAAGATTTACTAAAAGATGCCATTGCGGACGCAAAAGCGGTTCGTGAAACAGCTATTGAAAATGCTAAATTAGCATTGGAAGAAGCATTTACACCTACTATTCAATCTATGCTTTCCAAGAAGCTTCAAGCCGAAATGTCAGAAGATGATGATATGGAAGATGAAGTGGAAGATGAGGAAGAAATGGAAGATGAAGAAGCTCCTGAAGAAGGACATTATTCTGAAGATGAAGATGAAGCTGAAGAAGCTCCTGCTGAAGATGAAGAAGAAATGGACGCTGAAGATGAAGTTGAAGAATCTGAAGTGATTGAAATTAATGGTGTTAAATACATCCCTCTCGTTTCTGAAGAAGATGAAGAAGAAGAAGAAGAAATGGGCGACGAAGAAGAAGAGATGGAAGATGAAGAGCTGGATCTCGAAGCAATCATACGAGAGCTTGAAGATGAACTTGAAGAAGCTAAAGACGACGAAGTAGACGAAGCTAAAGAAACTGAAGAAGTTGATGAAGCTAAAGATACCGAAGAAGTCGATGAAGCTAAAGACGACGAAGTTGATGAATCAAAAGAAGATGTTGATGAATCAGACGATGTTGACTTAGAAGAAGTGATTAAAGCTATCGAAGAAGAAGAACAAGCTGAAGAAGAAGTTAATGAATTAGAAACTGTTAAATCAGAACTTAAAGACTATCGTGAATCTGTTAAAGTTTTACGTGGACAACTTTCTGAAGTTAACATGCTAAATGCAAAACTTTTATTCACTAATAAACTCTTCCGCGCTTTTGGTCTTAGTGAGGCACAAAAAGTTAAAGTAATTGAAACATTTGATCGTGCAAAGAATATTCGTGAAGTTAAATTGGTTTATTCCACTTTAGCAGAATCGTTTGGTTCTACATCCGCACCAGTCAATGAATCAGTTAAAATAAAAGGATCAGCATCCAAAGTACAGGCAAGCACAAAATCTGTTAAAGCAGAAGAAGTGATTACCGAAGGTACTGAAATGCGTGATCGATTTAAAAAATTAGCTAACATACTATAATTGGAGAAATAAAATGGCTAAATATGAAAAACTCTCTGAAATTATGGATGGATATAATCCACAACGTGCTCTTATTGAACAGACACGTAAGTTGGTAGATAAATGGGAACCGACCGGTCTTTTAGAAGGGATTGAAGATGAAACTAAATCCCACGGAATGGCAGTACTGCTTGAAAACCAAGCTCGTCAGTTAATTGACGAAGCTAGTCGTACAGGCACAGGCGCTAATTCTGAAGAATGGTCCGGCGTTGCATTACCATTGGTTCGTAGAATCTTTGGTGAATTGGCAGCACAGGAATTCGTTTCTGTTCAACCTATGAACCTACCAAGTGGACTGATTTTCTATCTTGATTTCAAATATGGCACTACGCAAACAGGTCTACATACAGCAGATGCTGATATACACGGTAACACATCAGGTTCTGGTGATGCTACTGGTGGTCTTTATGGCGCAGGTCGTTTTGGATATTCCATAAATGATGTCTCGTCCTCAGTATTAACCTTGGCAACTGCAGCTTCTGCTACAGAAATTGCTACTGGTTCTATTGGCTGGGCTGATGTAGACTTCGAACCAGATCTTTCTGCTTCACAGGCTGTAGGCCACGCGGCAGATAATGGTTTGGTAAAAATCACAACACTAGTCGGATCTATCTCAGGATATGATACTGATGGTGTTCGTGCATTCTCAATTAGTGGTTCAGGTTTTGATAATTTTTATCCAGCGTATACAGCATTAAATGCAGCTAAAACTCAAATTTCTTTTGTAGTTTTAAGATCTGCAGTACCTATTGTAAACGCAGTGGTTAAATTTCACAAAATCTCAAGTACTAATTACAACCGTACAGACTTTGAAGCTGATACAGCATCTATTGATGCAAACCCTGAAGCGGATATTGATATCCCTGAAGTGGACATTAGCTTGAAGAGTATTCCTATAGTTGCGAAAACTCGTAAGTTAAAAGCTGTATGGACGCCTGAATTGGCACAGGACTTGAATGCTTATCATTCAGTTGATGCTGAAGCTGAACTTACATCTATGTTAAGTGAATACATTTCAATGGAAATTGATTTGGAAATCCTTGATATGTTGTTATCAAATGCTTCTGCTAAAACAGAACGATGGAGTGCAAGACCTGGGTATGAGTATGATTCCGCAACTTCATTGTTCGCAGAATCAAGCGCAAACGCAAGTGCTTATACAAAAGGAACTTGGTTCCAGACTCTTGGCAATAAGATACAATCTGTATCTAATGCTATTCATCAGAAAACCCTCCGTGGTGGCGCTAACTTTGTTGTAGTTTCTCCTGAAACAGCAACAGTTTTAGAATCAATGCCGGGTTGGGCAACTGGTGCAGATGGTGATGGAAACACTAAATCCTATGCAATGGGTGTACAGAAGGTTGGTATGTTAAACAACCGTTACCAAGTATATAAGAATCCGTACATGAAGGAAAATACCATATTGGTTGGTTTCCGCGGTTCTAATTTCTTGGAAACAGGCGCTGTTTACGCACCATACGTTCCGTTGATAATGACACCTCTTGTTTACGATCCTAAAAACTTTACTCCCAGGAAGGGCGTAATGACCAGGTACGCAAAGAAGATGGTTCGTTCCGAATTTTACGGAAAAGTCATTGTGGCAGATGTAAATTACGTGTAAGTAATTTAATGTCATAGAGAGGTGTTAAACCTCTTATTTAAAATTGGGCGGGTGAAATTTATTTTTCCCGCCTTTTTTTTGTGCCCTGTAACTATTTATTATTAAAATACTATGGAGAATACTATGGAAGTGATATATAAGATTACAAGTCCAAGTAAAAAGATTTACATTGGAAGAACGAAGGACTTTGATGAAAGAATGAAGCAACATAAAGGTCGCTCGGTGAAGAATAAAAACAATAACGTGTTATACCGCGCAGTTAATAAGTATGGTTGGGATAATTTTACTAAAGAGATTATTGCAGAAGTTAATTCAGTAGATGCCCCAGAAATGGAAGAACTGATGATGATAAAATATAATTCAGTAAAAGGCGGGTATAATATGACTTATGCTACTATGGGTGGTGATGTGTGGAAAGGTAGAAGAGATACGCCGGAATATATAGACTATAAAGAATTACAAAGTAGATTACAATCAGCTGAGAATAATGGATTCTACGGAAAAACTCATACCAAAGAAAATATAAAAAAGATGTCTCACCCAGGTTATAAAAACGGAATGTTCGGTAAAAAACACGGACAAGATACAATTATGGAAATGAAGAAAAAGGCAGCTGGTCGGTTCTCACTTCCCTGGTTTCAAGACAAATACGGAGATATAGAAGGGCAAGTCAAATATGATGAACGATGTACAATGCTCGGAAATCGCAATATGAAAAAAGACCGATACGGAAGATTTATATCTTCGTGAGAGTTATCGCCCTTTTTTTATACTATTGATATTTATTATTGAATAATTGTAGTTAAAATGGAGATTTACAATGGCAGAACCTATATGGGCAGGTAGTAGTTCATTTGCAAGTGGACAAACACCTTTTGGATTTTATGATACAGATACAGAGTTTTCTGGCTCAAGTAGCAATTCAGTAGATAAATTTGCTAATTGGGCAGCAAAACGATTGGGGTTTCCAATAGTTTCGGTAGAATTAACTTCTGGATCATTTTACGCATGTTTTGAAGAAGCAGTTACAGAGTATTCTGCACAAGTTAATCAGTTTAATATAACTGATAATTTGTTGCACTTACAAGGACAATCTACAGGTTCGAGTTTAACTCACCAAAATATTACTCCTGCTATGGGTAGAAGTATTAGATTAGCAGAAGAATATGGAACTGCAGCTGGAGTTGGTGGTAGTGTGCCGTTTCATACTGGATCTATAGATATAACAAGCGGAAGTCAGATCTATGATATAGATAAGTTGTTTACTGATGTTAGTGCAAGTGAAGCTGGTGGTATTGAGATAAGACGAATATATCATGGAGCAACCCCCGCGATTCAAAGATTTTTTGATCCATATGCAACTACAGGATATGGTACACACAATATGCTGGGTGGATTTGGATGGGGTGGAAAGTCTCCTGCAATAACTTTCACAATGATGCCGATATTTGCGGATTTATTAAGAGTACAGGCAATAGAATTAAATGATGAAATTAGAAAATCAGCATATTCATTTCAAGTAATGGGAAGTAAACTTAGGATATTTCCTAATCCTACTGAAGATTTTAATTTATGGTTTGATTATGTTAAGAAAAGTGATGTTAATAGTAGTGTGAGAACTCAATATTCAGGTTCTTTAAATACTATATCAGATTTTTCAAATGTACCATATGATAATATGAAATATGCCCAAATTAATGATGTAGGGAAACAATGGATTAGAAAATTTGGATTGGCATTAGCTAGAGAAAGTTTAGGTAGTGTTAGAGGAAAGTATGGAAACATTCCAATACCAAATGGTGAAACTACTTTAGATGGAGATGCTTTAAGAAATGAGGCTGTAGCTGAAAAAGAGGCTTTAAAAGCAGAATTAAGAGAGATGCTAGAAAAAACAAGTCAACGAAACTTGTTAGAAGCAGATAGAGATGGTGCTCAGATGTTACAAGAGAAGTTAGGTAAAGTGCCACTTCCAATTTACATAGGATAGTTAAATGGCAGGTAGATATTTTAGTGAAAGAGACATATCAAACTTTGAACATTTTAATAAGGAACTTATAGGGAATCCGTTTTCCAATACAACAGGAATTATAAATTCTATTGTATATATCTATAAGATTTCTACAGAAGAAACGAAGATGAATATGTATGGAGAAGCTGCAGGTTCTACTGGAAAAGTATATTCTCCAGGGGTAAAGTTAGCGGCATTAGTTTCGCAAGATCCAGGAGAAGTAACTACTAATGAGTGGGGTCCTGATAGAAAGGTTACTGCCGCTTTTAATTTTTTAAGAGCATCTTTAGTTGAAATCAAATTTGTAATAGATGTTGGTGATATTATAGATTGGTATGACAATTATTGGGAAATACAGAGTATAAATGAATCTCAATTTGTAGGGGGGCAAGATAATAAAAAATTTGCTGTACAGACTATGGCCTTTATGGTAAGAAGAAGTCAGTTACAAATAGAACGCGTTAGGAGTATCTAATGGCAAGAAGTAAACCGCTACCACGAGCACTAAGATATATTTCTCAAGAAATTAATCGTGGTCAATTATTAAGACGAGATAAAGATGATGTAAAGAATATAACTGCTACAATCAAAGATTTTGATTCGGCAATTATGTATTATTTTTCAGAAGTTATTAAACCAGAAGTTCAAGAACAGGGTGAGATGGTAAAAGTTCCTATTTTTTATGGTAATCCTCTT